TTTTACTTTTCAATCGATCTGTGGGGCTAAACCCCCAAAAAATATAAAAAAGTTATGAAAATCAGTGGGTATACGCTAGAAATTGAAAAATCACCATCGGAGGTTGGGATTGTGCTGGAATTGCCAGTTGACTCGAAAGAGGAAGTCGAGGTTGAGACTGCGCTAGAATTGCTAGTTGACTCGAAAAAGAAAGTTGAGCTTGCGAAATTGAAAGAAAAAGCCTATCGATTTTCTTCTAAAGCTGGCATGCTGACTTATTCTAGATGTGGCTTGACTATAGACTTTGTTAACTCGCATATGCAAGAGTTGCTTAGTCCTTTTGATTTAATAGATCTAGTTGTGTCAAAGGAGTCACATAGTTTAGATGATTCTGCTGTATCAAAAGCTAAGTATAGTTTTCATTATCATGTGTACTTCAAAGTGAAACGCAAATTGGATATAAAAAACCCGAGATATTTTGATATTCCGTCTGAAGTCTTAGGAGAACGAAACTACCACCCGAATATCAAGTCTAATATAAAAAACCATAGCCATATAATAAATTATATACTAAAAGATCACTCCGGCAATTTAGATGATGATTCGAAGGTTATGATTAGCGATGGTTTGAAGATAAGATTGTCGCCGCAAGGTACCTTACTTTCTGAGGATCATATAATGCTTAAGTTGATCCGTGAAGGTAAGATCGATGATGCTATGTCGATGCAAGAACGACTGCACCCAAAAACTATATTGAATAAACACATGCAATTAGAAAAAAGTTTTAGGGATTTGTATATGAAGTCTCTTGGCTATAAAAGCAAATTCACGTTGGATGACTTTGTTGTTCCGCCGATGCTGACAGAGTTGTTGGATAAAGCTCTGATGGAGCAAAAGACGTTATTTATTATGGGTAAACCTGGTTCAGGTAAAACGAAATTCATAATGGCTTACTGCGAAAATAAAGGCATTAAGCCGTTGATTGTGAATAATATTGATGCTCTTAAGTCCATTCAGGAGGATCACGGAATGATTGTCTTCGATGACGTTGATTTTTCGAATTCTAGCAGAGAAGAGCTTATAAGTCTCTTGGATGCAGAAAAATCTTCTGATATTCGAATTTTATATCAAACCGTACAATTGCCTGCGAATTTGCCAAGAACCATCTTGTCGAATGCCGCTCCCGCTGAAGTTTTTGGTCGTTTTGCGCCTAAAGGCGAAGTAACACGACGTTTTTTGTATTTGAATATGGGGGAAGTTAGTCTCAAGCCTGTTAGTGCTATAGTTAGCGAAGAAGCGTTTGTGGAATATAAGTTAGATAGTTCTATTCTCGCAGTAAAAGAACGCGATTGTTTGCCTTTAGCTGGTTTGAGCGATGAGAACGACGAGAAAAAATGATCGCTAAAAAACGGTGGTTTATTTTTGTTTTTCCTTTTTTTCAAATGCTTCAAGGGTACCCCCTTTGAATAAGAAAAAATACAAGAAAAGTAAGAGATACTGTAAGTAAAAGGTTGATTAAAAGTAGAAATTTTTACTTTTTTCATTTTTTCTTTCTTTTTTATTCCAATTGCTTTTTTTGTTTTTAAAAATGATCGCTGCTATTTTTATGCACTACAGGATCTTATAACTTATATTAATCCAGCGGATTCTCGGAATTGGCGGATTTTCCTTTTTTTTCTCTATTTTCTTCATATTACAGTTACGTTTTTCTAACGTGTGCATCGTCAAAAGATTCAAGACGATGCTGAGGCCAAAGTGGAAACGGCGGAAGTTATAGTCTAAAAGTAATGAATTTGAATTAGGAGACCCCCCTGTGGGGTCTTCTGATTCAAATTCATATACTTTTGGGGTTTAACTTTCGGCGTTTCCGCGAAGGCCTTTTGGGGAAATGTATATGCTATTCGTTGGCCCCCTACTTTTTGGGGCCAATAAATAGCATACACATTTCGGGTGGGTGCTTTTTGCTTTTCAAAAAAAAGTGGAAATAGCGGAACTTTTACTTTTCAATCGATCTGTGGGGCTAAACCCCCAAAAAATATAAAAAAGTTATGAAAATCAGTGGGTATACGCTAGAAATTGAAAAATCACCATCGGAGGTTGGGATTGTGCTGGAATTGCCAG